TCCCGAGAATATTTCGGCAGGAAAATGCGGCAGGCCAGCCAGAGGATATGCTGGCGCACACGGTTGGGCATCGATGAAATCGCGAGCGTCTATCGTCCCCCATGGCGTTTGTGAGTGTGTGAGGGCAACTGCTGCATCGACGATCTTGGCGCACATTCGGCGCCAATAGCTGTAAAGGCATTGATGCTGTTGTGGTCCATTGTCCTGTTTGGGGCATAGCCGGCGATGAGAAGCATAGACAGGCTAATAAGCCGAGGGCCATTCGTCCGATTTGAACTTCTCTCATCGGTATGTCTCTAAGGTGCGGCGGTACCGGCGCGTTGATGCTCGCCGCAGCGGTGGCGTCGCCGGAGGCGTCCGAGTGCGGCTTCGCGCATCGCGAGCCTGGCGATCTCCTTGTCGACTACCTCGGGGTCGTTTTCCCATAGCCTTGATCACTTCGGACCGGCTCTTGAAGTGGTTGGGACCGCCAGCTCTTCGGCCTCGATGTCGTGCAGCGGGTCGATCCAGTCCAATGCGGCGGGACCATTCGACCGACGATAAATCACGCTGCTTTGCCGCGAATCCGCCGGAGTGACCGGCAGCGCCTGCGCCAATACCGCCTCAGTCCACCAGCGAGCCACACCGGGCGGCACGCTGATAGCCATGACCGCGTGCTGCAGCGCCTCGATGCGGCGGCGAAACGAGATGATCCCGGCCGCGGATCGAGCGTAACTCGTCTGCCGCAGATCGCGGTCATGTCCGAGTAAGGCCCCCGAACCCGGCGGGCAACACGCAGCAACGCGCGATATGACAGTTCGTAAGAGTTTCCGACATCCGCCGGTTCGGCGAATTTGATATCCTCGCCCGGAATAAGTTGAACATCGCGCCGGCTGTAAATCCAGCTAGAACCAGCGACATCGGCGAGATTTGCCGCGGGCTGCTGCTGTAGCTGATTTCCTTGCGGGCCCTGAGTTTACCAAGGGTCGTCTTCGGGCTCCGGAATATCTGGAGAGTGTGAAGGCGCCGAACAAAGCCGCGATGCGTTTGCGCTCGGCCTCAGCGTCATCGTACATGTCGAGCAGTGCTAGCGTAGTCACGCTGACAGCGTGTGCGGAACGCCGCGGATCTGCCGCCCTGATCGGTCGGTAGATGTGCAGGATCTCGTCGGCCGGCACGACTTTTGTATAACCGGCAGGGATACCGAAATACTGATCCGTGCCCGGGAAGACGCTCCAAAAATGGTACGCCGTTCGGCGCCCGATCGCGTCGAACTCGATCCACACTCGATGCGCCTGCCATTCCCGAGGTCGAGGTTGCGGTTGGTATCGAGCATCTTCGGCCGGGATGATCTGCAGCTGCAGCGGCACCGCAAACCCGTCCTGTGGCAGCCGCGGTCGGAACCGCACAAAGACCTCGCCGGCCTCGAACATCTCGCCAGCAATGATCGCCTGTTGCCCGTAGAAATCTGTAAGCCCGTCTGCGTCCGATTCATCGGTCCAATCGGTCCAGACCTGCTGCACCTCCTCTTTGAGGGCCGCGTCGGGGATCAGGGGCTTCGGATTGATGCCGACCCGACCATAGCCCGACATGGCTTCGCGAGCCGCTGCGGCATAAGCGTTGTTGGCACTCAAATACGCGAACGCGCCAGGACCGTATGGCCATATGCGCGGATCAGCGTGTTGATTCGCGCGCGTGACCGTCGGGATTGCGCGCAGCCGGCGCCCGGTCTGCCCGGCGTCCCAGCCGCCCCCCAGAGCTGCCCGCAGCCGCCGTTCCTTCAGCAGCGGCTGGCCGTGCTGGTCGAGGATCATGCGGCAAGGCGGCAAATATTCCGCAGTTTCGAGCTCAGCCGCGATCGCCAGATCCAACGCGGCAAACACTTCTCGAGCGATGCGCCCCATTCCACGCGCTGATGGCGTGGTCCCGATCACCCGGGCAAATGAGTCGACTGCGGCAACAAAGTTCGCCAGTCCTCATCGCGAGCTTCGGCGATGGCAATGGCGACACACGCGATCCGCCGCGAACTCGGCCGCGCTTCCGGGACCAGCCATCGCGCAGCAGCAATTCCTTGGCACGCACCAGATGCGCCGCCGTCGCGCTATAGAGCGAACCATCAAACGGCATCTCACAATCCCTTGGTCGTCTGGATCAAGTAGCGGAGCCTAGTTCTTGGAGCCCCGCCAGCAGCAACGGCAGCCTGACCCTCAAGTTGCTGGATGATGATGTTGATATCGGCCAACGAGCGGAATGTGGTCGAGATGTCGCGGTGCCGGACGCGCAGCACGCCCGTGTCGCGGGCCCGCTTTAGTGCAGCAAGTCGCGTGGCATCGTCGTCAGCCATGCCCATAGGCCTTCATCAGACGCCGGATAAGTCTGGGCGATGGCTTAACGTTCAGCTTTGCCAGAACGGCAGCCAAGGCTAAGCGCGGGTCCGTACCCAGCGCTGCGATCATCGCTGCCCTCTCTGACTGCGTGAGACGCGAGGCGGTAGCTTCAGCCATCGTCCAGATATCCTCTACGAAAACTGCGCCACCAGGGTTCGGTCAGCCGTTGGATCAGTAGATGGGCCTGCCCGATGCAGGACGCATTCTCGCGCGCAGCTAGATTAGGCGAGCGCCTGCCGAAGTACCTCTTCTTTCGGAGGTACGGGCGGGAATTGGTTCTGTTGATCCCTCTACGAAACCCAAGAGCTGCGGCGGAACCGCGGTCGTAGCATCGGCGCCCCGACTAGCTGCATTGCCTGGTCAGCGACCACCGCGTGTGCCGTCCGGCGGGGGCGCCTCGTTGATCAAGTATGCGCTCGCTCCAGCCGCAGCCGCGGACGACGTAGAGGCCCTGCAGCGCAGCGTAGGCGTACACGCGAGTATCCAATGCTCATTAGCCCGGTGCCGCGGCGCCACCCAGCCGTCGAACATCGTCCCGGCCCTACGCTCGATCACCAGCCGTTCGGCCGTCAGCTGCTCGAAGAACACCGCCGGCCGCCCGACCGGGAAATGGCAATAACCGGGGCCCGGCTCGGCGATCAGCAGCCGCTGCCGCACCGCTTCCTTGCAAGCGTTGACCCCAATGATCACCGGCCGATACCCGGCGCGAGATCGCGCGTTCTTGGCCGCGCGTCGAGCCGGGCCAGATCGGCGACCATTGCTGCCGGTCAGAGGCGCCCTTGATCGCCCAGACGTTGCGGCCGATTCGGGCAGCGCGAAGCGATAGGCCTCCTGTGTGTTGTGCCCGCCGCTGTCCACACAGACAGCACGTATCGCCATCCAGGCCGCCCATCAGCGCGCTTCCACGGGCTCAGCAAAAAGTCGTCAGCTCGTTCCACACCAGCGCCTGCGCCGGGTCTCCGGTAAAGACTCGTGGGCCAGCGACCAGCTTTCCTCGCCAGCCCCCAGCAACCACCTCGACCTCGAGGCGGCCTTCGGAAGCCGTGCCGCCGGGCTGCACGTCGACTCCGGCTGTGATGACGAGCACATCGTCCGGAACGCCTTCCCACAGCTCGCGACGGCCGCACAGACTGTCGCGGCGACCTCGCGCAGCGCATCGACCTTGAAGGCCTCTGCGAGCGCCGTGTTGTGGAAAACCTGCTTCTGCTCCGGATGTCTTCGCCTCGAGCCAGACTTTCGCCAACTCCGGCATCGTGATCCACGGGCTGTAGAGCTTCGAGGCGGTAAAAAAACCTGCGTGGTGGTTCGGCACTGCCCGCTCGCCGCATGTCTGGCAACACCGCATAGCCGACCTGGCGCTCTTCGTCCCATTCCCAGCACCGTGTCTGCCGCGGGTCCTGCCCCTCGCCGCAGCACACAAAGGTGCGCGTCTGGTGCCAACGGATGGACTGGAGCGCCCCCAGCCTCTCGGCCTCGCTCCACCCACACCACAAGCCTCGCAACTTATCGCCGCGGTCTCTGGAGGTGCTTGCCCGCCCGCTTTTCCCAATGCAACATGTCGGAAGAAATCGAGGTCCTGCCAATGCCCGCACCGTGGGCAACGCGACATAAGCCGGCGGCGCTTGTCATTTCCTCATAGGATCGGTCGATGCGGCTCGTCTCGGTCCATGTCGGAGAGCACGCGCGGATCGATAGCCGCCTCGTGGTGAAGGTCGAGGACCGCTCCTCAGCCAGCATGACGGGTCGCCCTCTTTGGACGATTCGAATTTGTCAATCTCGTCGCAGAAGACATAACACACCGGGGCGCATCGACAAGTTAGTCGGTGATCCCGAGCCGGCAAACGCCACAAACCCACCGCGAAACTGCTTGTAGAGCAGGCTATTTCCCGAGCGCCGGGTGCGCTGATCCCCATCAACTCACGCAGCACTGGAGTCGCCGCGATCATCGGCGCTAGACGCTCTTTCGAGAACGCTTTGGCCGCATCGTCCTTCGGCAACACCATCACATCGGGCCCGGATTTATGTGAGCCAGAAACCCGATCGTATTCAGCAGCAACTCAGTCTTGAGTAGCTGCGTCGCCACCTTCAGCGTGATGATCTGGACGCCTCGCTCGGTCACCGCCATCATCGGGCCCCGAGCATCTCGACCCGGCTCGTCTGCCACCCTCCGCCGATCGCCCGGCGGCCCCGCGACAGCTGGCGGTGCTGGTCAGCCCATTCCGGCAAGCTCAGCCGCTGAGGCGGCTTCAGCGATCGTCGGATGGTGCATCGGATCGCCTCCCGCAGCTTGTCAACAGCTTCGTGTTAGGCACGCGGCCCCTTGATGGTCGTCAGCCGCCATCATCGTCCATGTAGATGCGGGTTGGCGGCCCCACCGTGCTTCCAGGCGAGCAAAGAATTCGGCCCACTCGCGGGCTTCTTCGCCAGTCACCACGTTTCCAGCTGTTCGGGAAACTCGTCGTCTAGATCATCGGGCATGTTGCGGTCCTGCCATCCTTACCCCAACCAATGGCCGTCACGCTGCCGTCTTCGAGGATGGCTTGTCACGGGCCAGGAACCGCGGTTGACCGCTGGGAGGCAGGGGCAGCGCTTTACGCGTAAGGAAAATACGCGGCGTGTAGCTCCTCGTTCAGGGCCAATAGCTTCTCGCTCGGAGCATCCGGCAGATTACCTGACCATCTGGGCCGGGTTCGAGTTCGCTCGTAAAAACTACTAGCTCCGCCGGGGCCCGCGCTGCTTCTCGTATACGATCGATCGATGCTTGGCAGCCAGCACGTGATTTGCAGAGATCTTCAACCTCCCGATCGCCCGAAGAAACTCTGTTTCGTCCAGCCGTAGCGAAACGATCAAATCATCAAGCATCGCTCAACTCACTCACGCACCGCGAACTTACATCCTCGATTCGCAGCTTCGATCTCGGATGGCGAGCGACCCGCCAGCGACATGGCCAGCCGACTGGCATCGCAGAAGCCGGCTCGCACGCCGTCACTCGTCCGCAAGCTTCTCGACCACCGCTGTGATCGAGCCAACTCGCCCCGCTTCTCGGCGAGCTGGATCTCCTTTAGCTCAGCCGCAGCCAGCGAGAAGCGGCGCTTGCTCTGATCCGCTGCCTGGCCCATTTCGACCTGGGTCTCCCTCGCCCATGCGCGTCAGCACGTTCGCGAGCTCTGAGCCATGCAACGACGTGACCGCTGTTGAACTTCCAGATTTCCCTTGGCTTCCTCGCTCAAGACGGGCACCGGCTTGCACATAGCGATCCAACGTCGTGACGCTAACCGATGAATTCCAGCCATTCCGTTGCGATCGGTAATCAGCCCCGATAGCTTGGCCACCTTGGGCACGCTTCTATCGAATCTTTAATGCCGATAGCTGGCACTATATTTGCGCTCCGATGAGCC